ACATCTACTGTAGTTAGTACAAATAATAATACAAATACTACCTGGAGTACGAGTAAATCTACTACAACTACGTTTAATACTAGTACCGCTACTACAACCACGTTTAACACTAGTACGGCAACTACGACTACGTTTAATACTAGTACAACCACTGTAGTAAGTACTAATAAGTCGACAGCTACAACTTGGAGTACTACTAAGTCAACTACGACTACTTATAATACAACTAAATCAACAACAACCACTTTTAATACATCTACTAATACAACTACTACGTATAATACTTCAACGTCAACAGTTGTGAGTACTAGTAAATCTACTAATACAGTTGTAGAGACAGACAAGAGTACTACAACAACTTGGAACACAACTAAATCTACTACTACGACTTTTAACACCAGTACTTCAACTACTACGACTTTTAATACAAGTACTTCTACGGTTGTTAGCACGTCAAAATCAACAGCTACGGTTGTTTCAACTAGTAAAGCAACTAGTACAACATATAACACGACAACCGCTACAACAACGGTATTTAATACAGCGACTACTACTAGTAAAAGCACAAATACAGTTGTAGAGACAAGTAAGAGTACAACTACCACTTGGAATACAAGTACTAATACGACTACTACGTATAATACTCAAACAGCTACTACTACGTCATGGACAACAACTTGGGCTACTACTAAATCAACAACTACTACGTATAATACAACAACTAGTACAACGACTACATATAATACACAGACTGCAACTACTACAACATGGAACACTTCTACAGCAACTAGTCAAGCTACAGCTACAGTCGTATCAACGAGTAAAAGTACAACCACCACTTTCAACACTAGTACAAGTACTAATACTGTAGTTGAAACAAATAAAGGTACTACGACAACTTGGAACACTAGCACAAGTACTAATACAGAGTATACAACAACTTGGGAGACAAGTAGAACAACAATATTTGAAACTAGTTCTATTACAAGTAAAAGTACAGCTACAACCTGGAATACAACTAAAAGTACAACTACTACTTACAATACAACTACTGCTACAACCACCGCTTATGCAACTACGTGGGCAACTAGTAAAGCAACAGCAACTGTTGTAGAAACAAGTAAAAGCACTACTACTACTTTCAATACGTCTACTAGTACAACAACAACGTACAATACGACTACAGCAACTAGTACTGCATACACTACAACTTGGGCAACTAATAAAGCAACTAGTACATCGTATGAAACTAATAAAAGTACAACAACTACTTTTAATACAAGTACTAATACTACTACTACATATAATACTACAACAGCAACAACAACATCTTGGGCGACGGTAGTTAGTACTAGTAATAACACTATAACACAGTGGAGCACAAATAAAAGTACGACTACAACATATAATACAAGTACTAGTACAACCACTCTGTTTACAACAACGTTTAATACGTCAACATCTGAAACCGTTACTGTAAGTACTAGTAAATCAACAACTACTACTTTCAATACAACTACTAGTACTACTACAGCGTTTAATACTACTAAAAGTACAACTACTACGTTTAACACTAGCACTAGTACAACGACAACATTTAACACGACTACAATTTTTGGTACAACTAAATCTTTCTATAGTACTTATAGAAAAGATTATTCTACAGAAAGAGACAATCTATACAGAAACACAGGTGATGCTTAATAGGTAGAAAGTGTAAAAAACATGTAATAATATATATACGAATAACAATTAAATTTAATAATATGGAAATGTTTAATCAAAAGGTCCTAAAAGAAAGAATAGGGCCATTAAAAAAGAACAAAGCTCTTGATGATCTAGAACAAGTAGAGGGTTATGTGATTAGAAAATGTAGTGAATATGGTATTGAAACTAGCTATGATGTTTTAGCTGAAGAAATGCCTTACTTTAAGACATTAGCTTATACTGAATTTGCTACTAATTTTTACATGCAACCTTTGAATGTGAAACTTAGAAACGAGCAAATGTTAGATGCTTATAATGATAATGTAAAGAATCCAGATGATTGGTCATCTTACTTAGTGGATAACGTTTTAAATAAAGCCGCTAATAAATACGAAGGTAGAAGAACTCAAATTAAAAAATGGCCAGCTAAAGATTATTTATTAATATTACCAGGTTCAAACAAAGTTAAAAAGAATGTTTGTTTAAATAGATTAAAAGCAATAAAAAAGAAACATGGTGAAAATATCTATTTTAAACCACATCCTATAACAACACATCAAGTTATAGGTGAATTAAAAGATTTCTTTGGAGAAGATTGTGTATTACCTAGGGATGTTGATATGTATTATTATATGCAGAAAGCTAAAAAAATATACACAACACATATAAGCGAAAGTGCTATTTATGCAGCTGTTTTAGGAAAAAGAATAGAACCTGTAGATGTTTGGAATTCAATCCAACATGGATCTTTCTATTGTATAAACAATTATTTGTTTACAAATCAAGACGGTATAAGAGGTTATATAAATAAATGCTTCTCTAGTTATAAATCTGGTATTATAAATCCTAAGATTGATAAGAATTGGAAAGAAAAAGTAGACAACTATTTTAAGTATATATCTACTAAAAGAGATGTTTATAAAGATTGGTTTATTGATAATAGAAAGCCAAAAGCAAAAAAATAGTAAAAAGCGTGACAATTGCGTGATAATATAAAATAGTGAATCAAGTTAAATTAAATAATAAAATTATGGCTAAAAAAATAAAGAAAGAAGAATTAAAATCAATACAAGATAAAGTAAACGCTATCAATAATGCTCAAATGCAGGTAGGTGGACTTGAGGTTCAAAAAACTCTTGCTATAGAAAAATTAAGAGCATTTCAACAAGAACTAAACGTTGTACAAACAACTCTTGAAGATAAATATGGTAAAGTTAGTGTTAATATCACAGATGGAACCATTAAAGAAATTGAAGATGGACCACTTAATTAGAAAGATTAGTGTAGGTAAGGATTATAAAAATGACGCCATGCATTACGCTGTAGGGCAAGAGGTTTATGGTGGACATGTTATTTCTGATATTATAGAAGAAGAACAGAAGTTTAGTATTCTTATTAAAAAAGATAACGAAATTTTACCTTGGAAAGAATTTAACAAGAATATGGCTATATCTGTTGAATTCAATCTTGAGTACTAGTGAGAGCAGTTTTAAATTTTATAATAAAACCTCTTAACGACTCTAGATATAATAACGAAGTAAATGTAGGTGATAAAAAATTAATAGTTAATACTGATAATTTTCAACACAAATTCGTTAATAGAGAAGCTAAGGTTTTAGCTATTCCGTCTGCTAGTGAAACTTATATACAGGTAGGTGATACTGTTATAGTACATCATAATATTTTTAGAAGATGGAAAGATATTAGAGGTAAAGAACAAAATAGCAAATCATATTACAAAGATGATATGTATTTTGTTTTTGACGATCAAATCTTTTTATATAAAAACAAAGATACTTGGAAAGCTAACGAGGGTTTTTGTTTTGTACAACCAATTGAATCAAATGATATTTTTAGTGAGGATAAAGAAAGACCTTTAATAGGTATAATGAAGTATCCTGATGAATATTTAATTAAAGCTGGTGTTAAAGCTGGTGATTTAGTTGGTTTTAAACCTAACACTGAATATGAATTTACTATAGATAATCAAAAGCTATATAGAATATTTAGTCAATCAATTACAGTTAAATATGAATATCAAGGAGACGAAAAAGAATATAATCCAAGCGGGGCAAAAAGCAGTTGAAGAATTAATTAAAGTTGCTAAAGAACCTATTGTTGATTCAGATGATGATATATCTGCAGATAGATTAAAGAACGCTGCAGCAACAAAGAAATTAGCTATATTTGATGCTTTTGAGATATTAACTCGTATACAAGAAGAAGAAGCTATATTGAATGATAAACCTTTAGAGAAAAAAGAAAGTACTTTTAAAGGTTTTGCTGAAAGAAGATCTAGATAATGTACGAACAAACATTATATAAGGTTGTAGAACCTGTAAAAATAAACACTATAAAAAGGCTTAACAAGAAAAAAGCCTGGAAATATGGATACAACAAAGAACATGATTTAGTTGTTATATCTAAAACTGGTGAGATAGGTGAGATATATGAAATACAAAACTTTCAAATAGCTTTACCTAAAGCACCTAAAAATATATATAAATTTGATAGTGACAAATGGGAGGTAACTGAACAACCTAAAGCACTAAAAAGAATTAAAACTATATTTGATTGGAAAGAATACCCAAATGATTTTAAAAATCAATATATAGATTATATAGAAGAGGAGTTTAAGAAAAGAGAAGAAGGATTTTGGTATTACAATAAAGGAGTACCAACATATATAACAGGTACACATTATATGTACTTACAATGGTCTAAAATCGATGTTGGACAACCTGATTTTAGAGAAGCAAATAGATTATTCTATTTGTTTTGGGAAGGCTGTAAAGCTGATCAAAGATGTTATGGAATGTGCTATTTAAAGAATAGACGTTCTGGATTTTCATTTATGGCTTCTGGAGAGTTGGTTAATTTAGCCACAATTTCAAGTGATGCTAGATATGGTATATTATCAAAGACTGGCCCAGATGCTAAGAAAATGTTTACCGATAAGGTTGTTCCAATATCGGTTAATTATCCTTTCTTTTTTAAACCGATCCAAGATGGTATGGATCGACCTAAAACAGAATTAGCATATAGAGTACCAGCTAGTAAATTAACTAGAAGAAAAATAGAAGCAGGAAGTGAAGCTGTAGACTTAGAAGGATTAGATACAACTATTGACTGGAAAAATACTGGAGATAATAGTTATGATGGTGAAAAACTTAAGTTACTAGCACATGATGAGAGTGGGAAATGGGAGAGACCAAATAATATATTAAATAATTGGAGGGTTACTAAAACCACGTTAAGATTAGGTAGTAGGATTATTGGTAAGTGTATGATGGGTAGTACTTCTAACGCTTTAGATAAAGGTGGTGATAATTTTAAGAAGTTATATAATAATTCAGATGTCACAAAAAGAAACCGTAACGGACAGACTAGCTCAGGATTATATTCTCTGTTCATACCTATGGAATGGAACTACGA